GGATAATTTTGGAGGTATAAAACAATGACAGCATTTTGGACTGTAAAGCGTGAGACTGAAAGGCCATCATTAGAAGACATGCAGGAATTTGTCGATGGTAGAATTGAGCTAGTCTATCTATCTAATGGTGACCATTTGGTTATCAATGAGGAAGGGCTACTTGATGGGCTACCTATCAACCAGAAGGCCACTAATATATGGTGGAATGATTTGGGGTTAGATAGGTCAGGCATTGATATACAGCGTGTGCCGCCATTGGTGGGCGATGTAATACTAGTAGAGGGAGGGTTGGACTAATGAAAATATTGTTTTCTGTGTGGGTTGGTGGTGTTGAGGTAAACAACCATTTGATTACATTTGAACAGGCAGAAAGTATTGCCAAAAACTGGATTAATGATGGCTATGATGATGTGCAGATTGACGCATATAGGGAGGCGTGATGCGTAAACTTTGGCGAGTATGGGCGAAAGCGTTGGGCGATAAGTCTGGCGCGAGTAACCGTGAAGCCGACTACATAGCCCTTGTGCGGACTGTAGTTGTTGGTGTAAACTTTATAACCTGCTTTTTCATCATGGCGGGAGTAGTGCATAACTGGTAAGGAGGTAATATGTTTAAAGACTTTATTGAGGGCTTTACAATAGGTGCTGTATGCACCATAATATACCTTATAGTAACTCACTATATAGGAGCGTAAACGATGGACAATACAGCACAGGACCTGTACTATGGGTTCGACAGTCTGAACGACTACGAGCGGGGCGAGTTTGATTGCATTCACGGCTACCCCGCAAACGCTAAGGACTCAGACGAATATTATGTAGGTTACGGTACTACCTACGGAATTATGGAAACCAACACAACGAGGTACAAAAATTATGGCTACAGGTAGAACGTGGAATGGGAGTTGTGAGGACTGGTTGCATGGTGACGAGCCTTACGGGTTCGATTTGCCAGATGCAGACGATTACCCACCTATGGAACAATGGGAAATTGACGAGGCCAAGGCTGAGATACTGGCAGACGAAGCTTGTACGGATATAATCGCATCTGCTGATGATGGCGACAATGAATGGATAGAGGAGCTATTGGGTGTTTAATACATTTTATTTTCTAGGACAATCGTGGACCATGGAATTGCGGAACGGTGTGGGGCTAGACTTGGAATTCGTTGACAGTAGGCCAGTGTGGGTTCAACGGGTAGACAAAGTGACAGGTACGGAGAGTCTAGGTACTCTGCCCTTTGAGGGCTTGATTATCCTACTGCCCTTTATCACCATCAGCATAGGGAGATGCTATACGGAGGGCGAATCATGAGCCGTTGCAAAGCGTGTGACACTATACTGACTGAGCATGAGTTAAAGAAGATAGACAGGCTAACTGGGCTACACTTAGACTTATGCGGTGTCTGCAATAGGGCGTCTGACTCAGCACTGGGCGATGAATGGGTGACTTTAGACAGCGATGATGATATAATATTAGACGTAGGTAAGATAATTCAACAGGAGGTGTTGCACTAACATAAAATCCATGATATAATATTTAGGTATACTAAGGTAGACTTTAAGATAATATATATTTATATATACTAAAGTCTACTAAGGTATACATTAGTACAGTAATCTTTCAACTTTTAAAAGGCAAATTACTATGGCAGTATTAGAAGGTAACGTAGCGTTCGCAAACCTTGACGAACACGAAGAATATCAAGGTCAGTCCACTGGTAAGTACTCTCTGGTTCTATCCCTAGAACCTGCCGATGCTGATACACTAGCCAATAAGGGCGTCAAACTACGCGAGTACGAAGGTACACCACAGCGTAAGTTTAGCACCAAGTACGAAGTACCAGTGTACGATGCTGATGGCAAGGACTTTATGGGGCGTCTGACCCGTGGGTCTAAGGTACGGGTTCAGTATGCGGAAGGTAAGCCGCACCCAGTACACGGCACATCAACTTACCTGTCCAAAGTTAAGGTGCTAGAATTAGCTGAAGCCGCTGAAGGTGGCGGTGATTTTTAATGGCTGATTCTCACTTTGTCCAACATGAGCCATGCCCTGCGTGTGGCTCTAGGAACAACCTAGCCAGATACTCTGATGGTCACGCAGTTTGCTTTTCGGCAGACTGCAACCATTACGAAAGGGCTAACGGCGAGGTTGTTGAAACCAAATCGCAACCAACTAGGAAATTAGAGATGGAAGGTGTTATAGCGGCAATCCCCGACAGGCGTGTCTCTGAGGCAACGTGCAGAAAGTACGGCGTTACAGTGGAGTACGGCACAGCGGGACAAATTGTAAAGCACCACTACCCCTACTTTGATAAGGACAGCGGAACACAGACAGGGACTAAATCGCGCATAGTGGACAGCAAGTCTTTCTACGCTAGCGGTACGTTCGACAATGTAGGCTTGTTTGGTCAGCAAGCGTTCAAGGGTGGTGGTAAGTACGTGACCGTGGTTGAGGGCGAGGCTGACGCATTGGCGTGTTCTGAGATGTTTGACGGTAAATGGCCAGTGGTATCTATACGGTCAGGAGCGTCAGGCGCAGTTAAGGACATCAAGGCCAATTTGGAATGGCTAGAGTCGTTTGACAACGTGGTTATATGTTTTGACAACGACAAGGCAGGGCAGGAAGCGTCAAGAGCCGTGTTAGATGTATTCTCACCCAACAAGGCCAAGAATGTTGTTTTACCTGTCAAGGACGCAGGTGAGATGCTGAAGGAGCGTAACATACAAGGATTCATCAAGGAATGGTGGAATGCTAAGACGTACAGACCAGACGGGATTGTCGCGGGTCTGGACACTTGGGACTACATTGTGGCGCAGGAGGAAGTTAAGTCTATACCCTATCCTTGGGCGTGTCTTAACGAGCTAACCTACGGGTTCAGGGAGAAGGAGCTAGTCACAATCACCAGTGGTTCGGGCATGGGTAAATCACAGATTGTCAGAGAGTTGGAACACTATCTACTAGGTGCGACTAATGACAACATTGGTATACTCGCGCTTGAGGAGGATATACCCAAGACTGCGCTAGGGATTATGAGCATTGAAGCTAATCAAACCCTACACTTGAGCAGAGACTTCAGCAGGGAAGACAAGAAGATATTCTGGGACAAAACGATGGGTACAGGACGTATCTTTATGTTTGACCACTTTGGCTCTACGTGCGAGGACAACCTGTTGTCTAGGGTTCGCTACATGGCTAAAGGACTAGACTGCAAGTGGATTATCCTAGACCACCTAAGCATCGTAGTGTCAGACCAAGAGACAGGTGACGAGCGTAAGGCTATCGACAGCATCATGACCAAGCTACGACAGTTGGTTCAGGAGACAGGCGTAGGCTTGTTCCTAGTGTCGCACCTACGCAGACCCAATGGTAAGGCGCATGAAGATGGCGGTCAGATTAGCTTGGCAGAGTTACGTGGTTCTGCATCTATCGCACAGCTATCCGATATGGTCATAGGCTTGGAACGTGACCAACAGAATGCTGACCCACAGGTACGTAACACCACCACAGTCAGAGTGCTTAAGAATCGTTTTGCAGGGCTAACTGGACCCGCCTGTTACCTGTACTACGATAAGGATACAGGACGTATGCTTGAGACTACCTGCCCTGTGGCTGACGATAAGCAGGAGTTCTAGTGAAGCAGTTTGTATTTGACATAGAGGCCAACGGTCTTAATCCTACTAGGGTATGGTGTATCTGTATTAACGAGTTAGGTACAGAAAAGATGCACAGTATAACCCCCAGTGGAATTGAGATGGGATACTTTGGTGAATGGTTAGAGGAGCAGGGTGAGTGCGAGTTGATAGGCCATAACATTCTGGGCTACGACATACCCGTTCTGGAAAGACTGTTGGGTGCAGACTTTAGTAAGTGTAAATTGACAGACACGTTAGTGCTGTCTAGGTTAGGCAACCCATCGCGTGAGGGTGGCCATTCATTGGAAAACTGGGGACGCCTACTAGGTTGTCCAAAGGGTGAACATAGTGATTGGGATAGTTTTTCGCCAGAAATGGTGGAGTATTGTGAGCAAGATGTTCTCGTTAATGTCAAAGTGTACAACGCGCTACGAGGTGTGCTTTCTACTTTTGGAAGCGAAAGCGTTGAGCTTGAGCATAGAGTACAGGCTATCATATCTAAACAAATCGAGAACGGATGGTTGTTAGACCAAGAGAAAGCGTTCTTATTACTAGCAGAATTAAAGGAGAAGAAGTATGAACTTGAAGATGAAGTGTTACAGACTTTCAAACCGCTACCAACATTTGTCAAAGAGATTACCCCCAAGGTTAAGAAAGATGGTACGTGTTCGGTTGTTGGGCTTAAATTTTTAGGCGAACAGTGGACTACTGCAGTCGCTCCCTTCAGCCGTATCGACTACCCAGTGTTTAACTTGGGTTCTCGACAGCAGATAGGACGCTACCTACAATACTTTGGTTGGAAACCTACTCAGTTTACTGAGAAAGGCCATGCCATTGTTGACGAGGCAGTGCTGAGTAAAGTGGAGGGAATACCAGAGGCATCTCTGATTGGCGAGTACCTGATGCTACAGAAGCGTATCGCGCAGGTACAGAGTTGGCTAGATGCAGTGGAGAACGACGGTAGAGTACATGGGTACGTCAATGCGTGTGGTGCTGTGACAGGCCGTATGACGCACTCTAGTCCCAACATGGGTCAAATCCCTAGCGTATCCGCAGAGTACGGCACTGACTGTCGCGCCTGTTGGATTGCACCGGAAGGCTACAAGGTTGTGGGCATGGACGCCAGTGGGCTAGAATTACGTATGCTTGCACATTACATGAACGATGAGGACTACACAAATGAAATACTCAATGGAGACATTCATACAGCAAACCAACTTGCTAGTGGTGTTGACACAAGAAGTCAGGCGAAGACTTTTATATATGCGTTCCTATATGGAGCAGGAGACTCTAAAATCGGAAGTATCGTTGGAGGAACTGCTAATGATGGTAGAAAACTTAAAGAGAAATTCCTGTCAAACACGCCATCTCTTAGAGACTTACGAGAGAGAGTTAAGTTGGCATCAGGAAGAGGTTATGTTTTCGGATTGGATGGGCGAAGGGTCAATGTACGCTCAGAACACTCAGCACTGAATACACTACTACAGTCAGCAGGTGCTATTGTTATGAAGAAAGCTTTGTGCCTACTAGATGAATACGCAAAGCTTTGGAACATTGACTACAAGTTTATAGGGAACATACACGATGAAATCCAGACAGAGGTCAGAGAAGCGGAGGCAGAGGTTTTCGGACGGTTGGCCGTTAGTTGCATTGAAGCGGCAGGACTGCACTACAAACTCAACTGCCCCCTTACAGGCGAATACAAAATCGGAGGTAACTGGAGTGAAACCCACTAAAGTAGACAGAAAGAAGTTTGACTTGGACTTAGCCTATGGCTCAGTACGAGAGGACAAGGTGGCTGAGATGCTACAGGACAAAAAGATAGAGGTTAAATCTGAGAAGGACTTGTGGCAGAAAACTGGTAACATCTGTGTTGAATACGAGTCATGGGGAAAGCCGTCAGGCATTGAGGCCACGGAATCGGACTATTGGTTTCACAATCTCTGTATCGGTGACAACGAGTACTGCACCTTAGTATTTAAGACGGATGTTTTAAAGAAGATTGTAAACAAACTGGACACGTTCAGAACGGTGTCTGGGGGTGACCACAATGCTAGCCGTATGTACTTGGTCAACCTACAAAAGCTGTTCTCAACTGATGTGATTAAAGCATTCAAGGATATAGAAGATGAATAAAACAATACATACAGTGGTAGATGACATATACCGCCTGATGGAGACAAAAGAGGCAGATGAATCCGTTGACGTAGAAGCGGAGATTGAAAAGTTCGGTGAAGGAGTAAAAGCCCTTATGCGTACAGAGTTCGCTAGGGACAGGAAGCGTGACACCCGAACCTTGCGCCTGTCAAACATCGGTAGGGATGACAGATACCTGTGGAACGTAGTTAACGGCACTGAGACAGCAGATAAGATTAAACCGCACACATACGTTAAGTTTATGTACGGGCATATCATTGAGGAGATGCTGTTGTTCCTGACGCGCATGGCGGGACATACGGTGACTGACGAGCAGAAGGTATGCGAGGTAGAAGGCATCAAGGGTCACATGGACTGCAAGATAGACGGTGTTGTGGTTGATGTTAAATCCGCTAGTTCCTACGCATTCAAAAAGTTCAAGGATGGTACACTGGCTATGGATGATTCCTTTGGCTACGTTGACCAGTTAAAGGCTTACGCTCACTCAGAGGGACAGCGCGAGATAGCTTGGTTGGCTATGGACAAACAGAATGGGCATCTGACGGTGCTTAAGTATGACTTGGATGATACCCAAGCCCCCATATACAAGTACATAGAGGGGGACATAGCGGAACGCATACGCGATGTAAAAAAGCTAGTAGGCTTGGAAGAGCCAGAAACCTTCTGCTCCTCCTCAGTAGAGGATGGAAAATCGGGCAACTTAAAATTGGGTATAAAGTGTTCGTATTGCCAGTACAAAAAGCATTGCTATCCAGACTTACGCGCCTTTGCTTACTCTTATGGTCCAAAGTTTCTCGTAAAGGTAGTCAACGAACCTAGAGTACAGGAGATAGAAATTGAGTAAGCCAAAGAGAAATAAGTTTAGGTCAGCACTTGAGAAAGAGTTTTCCAAGGAGGTCAGGCGTAAGGGGTTTCTGTATGAGCCATACGATGTCCCTTACACTGTCCACCGGAAGTACAAGCCAGACTTTGTGCATGAAGATAAAAAGGTCATGGTGGAGGTAAAAGGATTCTTTCGTATCGGTGACACCTTGAAATACAAGTCAATCCGTGATACAATATTACCAGATGATTGGGAACTGATATTCTTATTGTCTGACCCTAACAAGAAGATTCGTAAGGGTGGTAAGATAACGATGGGGCAGTGGTGCGACAAGGAGGGATTTAAGCATTATACCCTGCATACTGCACAGCAACTTGTTAAATATGTAGAGGGAAAGTGATGTCACATACACTAGAGGAGCTAAAGGAGGCCGTAGCAAGAGAGTACGATGCAGTGTTGGTGCTTGAAACCTTAGACATTTCTGTTGAGGACTTGTTAGAGGCTTTTGAAGATAGATTAATTAGACACAGAGATTTATTCACAGAGGATGATAACGATGAGACTTAATGATGTAACCCCTGCACAGTGGGACAAAGCGACAAAAACGGGACTAGAGCATTGGACTAAACCTGCTGAAGAAGAGGCCAAAGAGTTAGACCCAGTAAACAACCCAAGCCATTACAACACAGGCAACATAGAGTGTATTGAGGCAATAGAGGAGTCCATGTCCAGTGTTGCATTCAAAGGCTATCTCAAGGGCAACTGCATGAAGTACCTGTGGCGTTACGACTACAAGGGTAAGCAGGTACA